AACAGCGGTGGCGCCTGCCGCTGCTGCTAGGCTGAGTCCAGGGCTGGTGCTGCTGTTCGTTGGTTCCATTACTCGGATTTAGGCTGTGCGGATGAGACTATGAGGTCCACAAGCGGAAGGGCTGCACGGGCGTTAGCAACGCCACCAGCCTTAACCGCGATGTCGATGAGTTGGAGGAGGCTGTTGGCCTGCTCCTGAGTGAGTTCAATGGTGATCATACGACGGGAGCGTCAGCGACAACCACCGGCTCGGCAACCACCACCGACGGTAAAGGCTGCGCCGCCCACGGCAACGGCAGCGTCACCACCGGAGGGTTGATCTGATTCTCAATCTGCGCGGTGACGTTCGCTTCGATGGCCGCTTGATCGACGCCATTGGCGTAGCACCATCCAAGCACCTGCGATTGCGTCAGGTCCTCGTAAGGCGTGAACTCACCAGACGGCGGAGCAAACGAGCAGGAGCCGTAGCAGGTGCCGTTGTATTGATCCTGCGAGCCATTGCAACGCCAGTCGGCGGTGATTACGACATCGGTGAGGGAGCCTTCGGTGGGCTTAACGAGAAGGCGTTCGATGATCCAAGAGAGGGTAATCATGGTCGTTTAAATTAAGCGGCTGCGATTGTGGTGATGGTGCCAGAGCTTCCACGGAACTTCAGAGCACCGGACTCGACGTAGAGTTGGCCACCAGTGACGTTAGCCGTGGGAGCGGTTCCGTTGGCAATCTGGATAGTCTTGGCAGCGGTGGTTCCGGCTGTGGTAAGACCCACCAGCAAATTCCCACTCGTATCAATTCGCGCTCGCTCTCCACTAACATCAAACGCAATACCGCCGCCATTGAGAAATGCAATTAAACCGGCTTCGGTGGAATTAGTAAAACCTCGGATTCGCGCCGACACAGTGCCAGTAGAGCGAATGTAGAACTGAGTTCCATCACCTCCACCGATTTCAAGTTTAGCAGCAGTAGCCGCAAGACCCACGCCCAACCCCGTAGAGTTGAGGGTCATGGCGGTGGTGCTGCTAATATCAAATTTATGAGATAACGCGCCATAAGCCATTTCTACCCAAGCAGAAGTAGCTCGATTGTAAGAATATAGGTTGCTGTTGGAGTTGGTTGAACTATAAAAAAGCTCAGCTCCAACACCAGTAGTCGGAAAAGTTGGAGTTCCGCGAACAGCAATCAAACCGCGAACGTCGAGTTCAGACTCAGGAGAAGCGGTCAGAATGCCAACACGATTGGCTGAGCTGTTGACCTTCAGCACACTCGTATCCACCGTCAGATCGCCGGTGATGGTGGCGGAGGCGAGGGTGGCGGTGCCGGATGCTCCGAGGATGTTGTTTACGCTGATCTTCTTAGTCGTACCAGATGCCGCCATTGTCGTGTCGGAGACATCGACTACCGGAAACATATCGTTGACTGGATCGGCAGCCGTTAAGGCTGTTAGTGCTGTAATCTTTGAGTCTGCCATAGGTCAGTTGGATTGGATTGCGAGTTTAAAGAGGTCTTCCTGTTGCAGAAAACCAGCGTCTTCTCGCAACAGAGAATCGAAAGTGCCAAAGGTGATGACGATCTTTCCGGTGCCGTCTTCTTGCAGCACAAAAAACTCGTCTTCTTTCAGAACATCTCGACGCAGCACCGGCGCATCAGTGCCACCGGCTTTACCGGAGAACAACCGATTGAGTGCTATGCCGAGAGAGATCATTAGCTGCGAGCTAGGAAAGCCACAACGCTACCGGATAAAATCTGAAAGCCGGTGATGTTTCCCACCAGAGGGAATCCAGCCGGAATGGTCTTGGAGGTCCAAGTGCCGGATATTCCAAATCCGGTGATGCTAGTAAACACCGTTGGCTCGGTAGGAATCAAGCCAGCCCAGTTGCCGGTCTGAGCGGCGGTTGTAGTCACCAGCGCGAAGCCCTCTCGGCCCATGCTGTACTCGGTAGAAATGTCTGCTTGGACGGCCATAAAATTGTTTTTCGGTTAAAGGGGAGGCTGTCAGCGTATCCAACAGCCTCCCCAGTTTTGGTTGTTTAACCTTTGCGGATCTTCGGTGCCAGGGCTCCCTGTACCCACAGGATAAGCTTGCCTCCGTCGGGAACGGTCGCGGTGTTGAAGGCGGTGCGCTGGAGTGACGCATCGACTTCGGGACCAGAAACGAGCTTGGTTTTGCCGTTCTTGTCCACCGAGATGGTAGTTGCGATTCTCATGACTCAGCCTTAGGCGGTGATGAGAACTTCGGCCTGGGTAGTGTCCGCGGCCGCGGCGCCGAACATGATGTCGTAGGACGCCATGTGAGCGCGAGATGCGCGGCTGTACCAGACGGACAGTAGGACCGAGAGGCCGTTGGACAGCTCTACCGTGCGCTGTTCCAGGAACTCGCCGGCGATCATGCCGACCGGGAGACCGGAGGCCACCGCAATAGCGTCCTGGCCGCATACGAAGCCGACCGTGTTCGCGATAGCGCTGGTCCAGTCGTTCTGCTCCAGGATGTTGGCGAATCCGAAGTAGCCGTTGTTCAACGGGCCGTAGCGGCTGTCAGGGAAGGGATTCGTGCCGGCGGCGGCCGTGAGCTGACCGGAGAACATGAGTCGAGCCATGTGTCCGCCATCGAGCAGCAGCAGCTTCTGACGGTAGTTCTTGGCCAAGGCCAAGATCGCAGGGAGGTCGGAGCTGTCGAAGTTGGCGGCAATTCCAATGACGGTGCCGGCGCCGAATAGCGCGGCGGTCATCTGAGCGGTAATTTTCTTGGAGATACCCAAGGCGAAGATCTCGGCGCTGCCCTGGGCAAGATCGGACAGGGCGAAGCCTTGATTGAGTTCCTGCTGGGTCACCGTGAATGTCTTGGTGATCTGGTTCACGGTCACCGAGGTGGCGGCCAGTGTGGACTGGTTAGCGGCGCCGTCCTCGAAGTTGGAAGCGTTGTCGACCGTGGCGTCGCCGGTGGTAAACTTCTTTACCTGCACAGTGGCGCGAGGGCGGAGGTTGTCCAGGCCGACGTTGCGAGTGAAACCGCTGACCATAGCCAGCTTGGAGGTGGCGACGGTGATCACTGCATCGGCGAGGTAATCGACAACCAAACCAGAGGCGAAGGTGTTCGCGTTCTGGGGGGCGATCAAGCGATTCTGGCGCAGTAGCTCGCTGTGGTTCTCGATGAGGAAGCGTTGGCGCTCAGCACCTGCGCGAAAGCCCTTGTGCTTCTCGAGCAAACCGTTGCCGAGGTTCTCGATGCGAACCGGGGCGACGGGCTCCGGTGCAGGGGCGGCGGTGATGGCCTTGGCGCTGATGGCAGCGGCAACGGCCTTGGCGACGATGGCGTCGATGTCGAGGGCGGTCGGCGCAATAGGAGCGGCCGCCACCACGGTGTTGAGTTCAGGCATAATGTGTGGTGTCTGCTGTGATGTCGGCGCGGTTGTCGCGCCATCTTCGGCAGCGGGAGTGCTGGCCGTAGAAATCTTGTTTTGTTCCTCGGAGATGTCTTCCTCCTGGTCAAGTTGGGCTGCAAGCGCTTTGAACCAGTCACGGCCGGCGGCGCCTCCCCATAGGTTGGCTGCTACGTCGGCCGGGCTGTCAGCCTCTGCATCGAGGAAGCGCTCATTGCGTGCCCACCAGGCCGCGGCCTTGAGCACCTTTTCGGAGCTGGGCTCCTCGCCCTTGATGAGGTTCCTTGCGTCAATGACGGTAGATTGCTCCAAGCCGTCACCGGCCAGGCCTGCCTCGTATTGGCGAATGCCACGCTCGAGGTTAGTTACAACCTGGGACGGCGCAGTCTTGGTCACTGCCCGAGGATGCCAGCAGGCAGCCATTGCAAGCTGCTCAGTGCTCTTGTCGGCCAGGCCAAACTGGATGGCCTCCTGGGCGGTAAACCATGTTTCCGCGGTCATTGCCGCACGGATCTGGGCCGAGGTCTTGCCGGTGCGCTTGGTGTAGATACCGGCCAGGATCTCGGCGTGCTGGTCGAGGGCGTTGGCCATCTTCCGCATATCGTCTGAGGTGCCTGCAACCATTCCAGATGGGTCGTGAATCATGAATAGAGAAGCCTCAGCCATCTCGATGCTGTCGCCTGCCAGGGCTATAATTGAAGCAATAGAGGCAGCGATGCCGACCACCCGTGTGGTCACCGGCGCCTGCCGGCCTCGAAGCATATTGTAGATTGCCAAGCCGTCCCAGACGTTGCCACCCGGGCTGTTGATCTCGACCACCAGGGGGCCTGGGCCGACAGACTGGAGAGCGTCCGAGAAAGCCTTGGCTGAAATACCGGAACCGCCAAACCAGTCTTCACCGATCTGGTCGAAAATTTGGAGCACCGCCGGCTCATTAGCTGATGCTCTTGGGCTGTAGGAAAGCCAGTTGGTAACTTTAGTCATTCGGTTTTCTTGGCTCTGGTTTTCCGCTTCTTGGGCTCGAGCACTGCGACCACCTCTTCAATGGGCTCGGCCGGGATCGGATCGGGCATTTCTTCGGAAGGGGGCTGCTCGAGAGCGGCCGCGGCCGGCTCCGGTGCTATCGGCTGCTTTTGAGCGGTCGAGATCTGTGAGACGTCCAGGCCGTACTTAACCGCCAGGTCTTGGATGTACCGGGCCTGTTGAGCCTTGGCCTCCAAGGCGGATCGCCAGTCGATGCCTCGGGCACCGTAAATCTCGTCGTAGGTGGTAATGCCGGCACCAAGCTCGTTTAGCTGGGCGGCAGAGTTGCGTCCGACGTCGACGTTAGGGGCTCGGGGCGCCTGGATGGCCACCTCGTACCAGTCGTCAGGGCTGTCCCTGAGAGTCGGGTCGGTGCGGATGGCGTACTCCATGACGTATTCCCAGATACGTCGGGCGGCCGAGGCCATGACCTGGTGACGGCTGCGGAACCACACCGATGACATATCGAGTGAGCCCCGGTAGACGGTGCCCTGCATCGACTCTGGGAATACCAGGACGTAAGGAATGCCGACGCCGGCGCACACCTTCTCGGTCAGGCTGCGCCAGTACTCGCGCATATTGACGTTGGGGCGGTCAGCGCTGAACTGCTCGAACTCGTCGCCAGTCTTCATGACCTTGACCGAGGCGCCGAAAATGTTTTCGTAGTAGTTCTGGGCGGTCCCCTGGGATCCAGCAACACCAGATCGGAGGCTGGTTGCTTGGACCTCGCCGGAGCTCGTCTTGATCACCTGGGCCACGCTCGAGGCTAGCTTGCAGGACTCCATCTCGAGCTTCTGGAGGTCGTCGAGGTCGTGCAGGTCGTTAATGACGCAGGCGACAAAAGGCAGGCCGCGGAGCTGGCCGGCACGTTGGGCCTCGTAGATGTGGACAACCGAGTCGGAAGAAATGGAGCGGATGTCGGTAAGCTGTCCCTGCTGCTGTTCCTGGCCGCAATAGAAGGAGATGGCCCGACCTGTCTTTGGGTCGAACCGCACACCGTCGAACACATCGGGAAGGCCCTCCTGGCCAGCGGGAGTGGAGACCTGCTGCGGCTCGATTAGCTGCAATCGGGGCCGGCCGGTCTCGCCTTTGGTCAGGAGGATAAAGGATTCCCCGTCGTAGAACCAACCACGGGCGGCTAGGCTCATGAGGGTGCCAAAAGATTGCCGGGATCCGATGTCAGGATAGCGGCTCCAGGTGTCCCACCATTTTTTGGCTCGGAGATTCCAGTCGGGATTTGAGCTGGCCGGTTGAACGGAGAAATTGCTGCCGACCGTATAGTTCTCAAACAGGTCGCCTAGGCGATTCATCACCGCGTTGTTCTGCTCGAAGAATCGGGACTTTCGGACGATCTGCTGCCGGGTGCTGGAGGTGACGTCGAACCGTACCGAGGTGTAGCTGGTGTCCAGGAAGGACCGGCGGATCGAGTTGGACGCGCCCTCGTAGCGGTCGACAGGCGCCGACCGGAACTTGCTCAGGATGGTGTCGAGGAATCCCATCAGCTCATGCCTCGATAGCTCGCCTCACGGCGGAAGTTGGAGA